CTTGGCTATCTGTTTTCGTAAACTCGCCATAGTATAGCTGTTGCTCAATAGTGGGTCGCACGAAAATAATACCGTCTGTTGTACCAACCTTTAACACTGCCGCAACAGGGACGACGTTATTAGGTGCTGTAGGTTTTACGTTTGTGAACCCACCCGCGACAGTCGGAGATGCGTAAAGGATATCACCAAGTGCAAATGCACTGGTATTTAAGTCGCGGACAAAACCGAAGGTGGTGCAATAGCCCTTTTCCCCCGTGTCTGGCAGGTTATGCGTCATGACGCCTACAATATAGAGCGTTGGTGTGGAGCCATTAGCTAAGTATGGTGCGACCGATAACGCGCTATCAGGGGCTGCCCCTGTGAAACCAACGACAGTGCCGTTAGGGATAAGCACCCCAGTGTTATTCTGAACGCGAGCATAAGTTTCCAAACCTATCTGCTGAACAACGTCGTATTCCATACCAAGGTCGAGTGTGCGATCTGCATCATTCCATGCCATGCGCCTTTCACGACTAACGTGCGGAGAATGTCCATCGAAGTCTATATAATCTGTAGTTATAGAATTATTGTTCTCAGCAACTGGAGAAACAGCTTGATAAGCCACCGCATCACTAAGGCTGGCAATCTGAGATAAAGCTTCGTTCGCAGTAGCATCAGCCGTACCCGCCAAGATGGTAGCTTCCGTAACACTGAACGGTGCCACTTCGTCACTGACCACTTGGAATAGCTTTTCAAACTGCTTGATCTGCTCATGATCTTGCAGGAACGACGCTAACTGATCGCGTGTCAAGTTTAGCTTTACAGGGGTCGCCATTAGTACGCTAACGGCTCTATTGCCGCCTCTAGTCTAGCAAACGACATATGCGCGTCTGAGGTGCCTTGGAATCGCTGTATGCGCCAATTACGCATCCAACCCTGCTGGAACCACACTAAACGCTTTGCACGTTGTCCTGTCTTGCCTGCGTTGATAAACTTCTGCTGGCTCCATGTCTCGCCATCAGTTGAATAGCTAGTGTTGATTGTTGGGTCTGCGCCATATGCGACGGAGCCAGTTAGACCAACAAGCTCAAGGTTCTGAATAATTGCGCCGCGGCCTTCGTTATAAACGATCGTTGTGCCAAATTCCCAACGCACCTTTTGCCCGTAATGGGTTGAGATGTTCTTGACCATGTAGCCAACAGATGTGCTTGTTGGATCGCTTACCAGCCACCTGTCATAACACCAGACAAGGTTCTGTGCGCGGTACTTAGATAGACCTACCAAGCTGCTTGTCAGGGTAAACCATACTGGCTGGCCTAAGTCCTGTGAGGCTGCGCCATCAAACACAAGCGTGCGATCGGGCAAGTGAATATATAGATGTTCGTGCGCTCTGTCATTACGCGCTTCTATCTTGACTGTAGCAAGTTGTTCTTCGGTGAACTCAAGCAAGATTTGGTCTACTTCTTGCGTGCTGATTTTATTCGATTTGGCATTAGAGCCAAGATAAACGCCAGGTGCTTCGTTAAACCCGCTACCAAGGAAGGCGATGTTTTCAAGGTATACGCAGCAAGCATGAGTACCAATAACGCCCTTTTCAATCTGAGCGCCTTCAATGCGCTGGAATGGGAACAAGTCACCGCCTACGTTGTCATAGACTTCTATGGTGTTCCGGTTCAGCGCGTAAATCTCATTGCGTAGCTTAAGCAATGCGACAACAGGGTCTGGGTCAATTTCGGACGAACCATACTTCAGGGGATTAACCTGCGTCGGGTCGCTTAGTTCCGTAACGATAAGAAACTCACCGTCGGTGGTCATGAAGTAACCATCCACCCAAACCACATCCAAAACGATGCCGAGGTCAGGATCGGTGACTTGAACGAGGCCAGTGCTGGGCGAGTAATACCAAAGCTTATCATTCGAAGCGATGGCTAGGAGGTCAAAGCTATAATCTAAGGTAACTAACTTACCATTATTCTCAACATCGCCTAGAACCGTTATAACGCCAGTGCTGGACACCGTGACAAGCTTGGAGCCCATCACGCGATAGCAGATGCCGTTCCAGTTAATGCCACCGCGATCGATGCCAGGGCCTGTTCCGTTAGCAACCAATCCATCAGCAGGACGCAGAAAGCCTTCGCTTATACCATTGCTCTTTGGCACCGGAATCATGTTCACCGGATAAGACGTGCGAAAGTCCGGCCCATTGTCCGTGTAGATGCCATTAACGATTGGAATCTGAACCATTTACCATTTAACCCTATCAGCCAACTTTCCACACAGTGCCATCGCTATAGACAGGAACGAAGTTAGCGCCGCCGCCTGCAACAGTTGCAGCAAATGTCGTGGTGTTGCCATCAGTGATGAAAGCCCGTGCGCCAGTGTTGCCGACAGCATTTGGAAGCTGGGAAAAAGTCGATGGCGTTGTCTGAACCGTAGCTGCAACAACATTGCTGATATTGGCATGCATATAGGTAATCATCGTTGTCACAGAACAACGACGCGCATCACCTTGGCTGGTTACATAAAGCGGGAACTGATCTCCACCTGATACCTGAGTAACGGTAGGAAGCTGATTAATTGCAGGCATGATTTAACTCCATTCAATGGGGCCATCAGGCCCAGCGTCAACAGGATCGACAGGTCTAGGAACGAAGGGATTATCCCAGCGCCAAGGTTTGTTGCCCTGACCGGTCGGCATTGTTTCAGGTAGCTGCTGCTCAAGCGGGAATGCGGCTCTTTGCAGCAGTGTGTTGTATGCAGCCTTAGCGGTTACCTTGGTGTCAGGTGACACGGCTTTACCATATCCAGGCGCAATACGAATGGCGAGATTAGTGATGATGGCTTCCCATGCGCTGTCAGGTGCAAAGGTAGGCTCATCTAGATCGCTGTCCTGTGGGCTGCTAGGCAGTGAATAGCCCAAGCGCAGTCCTTTAGCGTTCCACTCAGCAAGCATAGCGTCAAGGCGGTTAAGCGCACTCTGTAGCTGCTCTGGCTGTAGATCGAACACATATTCCGCCATGCCTATTTCTTCAAAGGCAGCGGATACGAACTGGCGCTTTGTATATCCCATCACTTTTTAACCTCTGGTTTGTATCCAATGCTATCCCAATATCCCTTATAAAGCTTCGTAAAGTTATCAGCCATTTCTGGCGTATCAAACTTAATAAAATCACGGCGCTTTAAGGCTTCATCGAAAGCAGCATTGCCATAGTCTTGTAACTCGCCACTTTCATTTACCATAACACGAGGATAAGCATAAGCCTTTCCGTCTGCTGTTTTATATTCCATTTTGTGCGTCATTACGCGCTGTTTTTTTGGGTCTTCAGTATCAACTGTTACAGGAGCTTTAAATGGGAATAGAATACGCTTTACAAATGGCACTGCGCTATTGTCACGCAGAATCCTCTCAATGCCAAGGTCTTTATAGGCATTGTCCGTCTTTTGATTTGCACTATTATCAACCTGTTCCATTCAGCCCCCCAGAGCTTCTGTAATGCGATCTGACAGCGTTATATCAGAAGTTCGTGCATTAAACGATATCCCTAATTCTTTCGCCTTAACTTCCAGTTCCTCACGGCTTGGGCCAGAGACTTCATTAATCTCAATAGTCTTAGCCTTTGGCTTCTTGTCTAGCTTGCTTGCAGCAGCTTCATAAGACGCAGACCAGCCCTTGGCGATCAATGCGTCAAATGCTTCCTTGTCCGCAGCGGGGCGAGTGGCATATGTTCCGCCACGGGGCTTCTTGAATGGGCCTGGTGTGCGATAAAGGATGGTAGGGAAGTCGGTCATTTCTTTTTTGCCTTAGGAGCCTTGCTTGGCTTTCCGGCTTTCATAGCAGCTTTCTTCGCTACGTTCAAAGCAATCGCGATCGCCTGTTTCTGAGGACGTCCAGCTTTTTCTTCCATCTTGATGTTTTTGCCGATGCTTGAACGGCTGTAACCTTTTTTAAGTGGCATCTGAATATCTCCTACACGAAAGGAAAGGGGAGAGCCGAAGCCCTCCCCAGTCTAATTAAGATTGGTTGAACAACAGAATCCCAGCCATTTCTGGGTTCGTCATTACAACACCATACAGTGTGTCCAGCGTGTAAAGCGTCTGGAAGGTCAGTGGATCGAACTTTTTGGTCATAACCAATTCGATACCCTGATCCGTAGCAGCACGCAGTACGTCAACGCCAGCGCCATCTGGAACAGCATAACGACCAGGCAACAGCTCGATCGAATCCTTACGCCAGAATGGGTTGATGCTCGAAGCAGCAACGTTCAGGAAGTTGATGGAAGCAGTTGCCGAAGTAGCTACTACTTCCACGTTCTTGTACTGCTGTTCAGCATCTGTTGGCGAGGAGTTTGCACCGATGATT